AACCTCTCACGATTGCTTTTGATAAGTTTGACGATGAAGAGATAGCAACTAATATTGTTGCTGCAACAGAGGAGTATGCAGAGGGTGGGCAGTTTTATATCTTCCCAAGTAGAGATGCTGATATAGATGCACTCAAAGAGACTTATGGTGATGCTATTATAGATGACGAAAATGCTGAAACAATATATGACGTATTACAATCAATATATGAAAGTGGATATGGTGCTGTCAATATTATTGTAAGACAAAGCAGAGCAAGAGAATTGCAGAAACTTGCTCTTGAACAGAATGGAGAATTATATAACTTCATCAGTCTCAATATAATACCTGTGGATGAGAGAACAATTCGTGAGCAGTATATGGCAGGTGATATTTTTAAGAGAGGAGCACTTATCGAGTCTCATGATAGGATAGGAGTTATAATAAGAAGAGGATCTAATCATCTTATCTGCTTAGATAAGAACAAACAGATGTTCAGATCTTGGATTACAGAATCTATAGAAATATAATAACTGACTAAATAATAAATATAAGAAATCAAAATACAGAAATGAGTAATCCTTGGTCACAAGCATACGAAGAACTTCGTAAACCTTACCTTGAAGGTAAGATGGCGAAGAAGGACTACGATGGTGACGGTAAAATAGAATCTGGTACAGATGAATACATGGGTTCTAGAGACAAAGCAATCAAAAAAGCGATGGCAGAGAAAGGTAAAAAAAAAGTCTCTGAGCACCATCAAAAAGATGCCGACGGAAATGTAATACCTCACGGTGACGGAACTCCTAGTTCTGTTGAAGAAGAGAATATAGATGAATTAAGTAAGACAACCACCGCAAATTATCTTTATCAAGCAAAGGTAGATAAAGATTATGTTCACAGTGGAAAGATGGGGAAGTATGCGAAAGCAAGAGATAAAGGATTAAAAAGAGCAGAGAAAAAACTAGGACCTAAAATTTCTAAGACAGTCTCTGATCATGCAAGAACTGATTCTCAGACAATGAGACGTGATATTGATAACTCAAAGTTTCCTAGAAAATATAAGGTCAAAGAAGATGTAGAACAAATTGATGAGTTGAGTAAGAAGACTTTAGGTGGTTATATTAAGAAGGCAAGTAAAGAAACCAGAGGAAACATGGTGGCAACACAGCATGGATCTGGTATACCAAAAAGAGCAAAGGATATCAAACTCAAGCAGGTCAATAAAAGACTGAAGGGTATGGAGAAGGCAGGCGAGAAGTTGGCAAAGGAAGAAGTCAAGATGTCTCGTAAAGAATATGCTAAGATCCATAAGGATTTCAAGTCTGATGATCCTAAGAATCCTAGAACTACAAAGTATGTTAAAGGTAAGGGCACTGTCTCTATGCCTGTAAAGTTTACTGATGAGTTTCAGCATATAGAATACAATCCTCTTGCAGAAGCAATTTTAGGAACACTTCATGTCGCTGACATGGCAGCAAATACTATTGCATGGCAGAATAGAATGGATACAAATGAAAAGGGTGAGAGATTGTATGATTTCGGACAGGATGTTATCAATGCAATGGCAGAGTATGTTGATGAAGCAGTAGAACTAACTGAAGAGTTCATTACTGAGAGAGTAGATTATGCCACTGAGTATTTTTTCAACGAAGGAATCAATGAGGAAGGTTTAGATATTATCATTGAGGAATTAGGTATTGAAGACTTTACCGAATTTGTTCTTGATGGACCTGAAGAACTATATGAGGATGAAGCTGCCTATCAAAAAGCAAAGAAGAAGGCATTTGCAGGATCAGAAAAAAGAAAACGTGAAGGCAAGGGTGAGTATTCTCCAAAAGGATCAAAGAGTCCTTATGCCAAGCAAGGTTTAGGTGCAAAAACTCAGAAGAAACCTAAGATCAAGAAGATTGGAGACATTGGTACACGAGTAGTTGCTGCTACTAAGAAAGCAAAGAAAGAACAACCAGCAAAACCAATATCTAAAAAGGGTCTTGGTAGTAAGATTGGTAGTTTTGTTAAGAAAGGAATCGAAAGACATAACAAAGCAAGAGCAGCAGGTAAAGTTCCTGAGAAACGTGCAAGGGAATTTGCTAAAGGTGTGGGATCTGGTGTAAAAACTGCTGTCAAGTTTGCTAAAGATGTTAAGAAAGTTGTAAGTAAAGAAGAGGTGGACATTGATGAGGCAAAGGTTGACAAGTTAGTACCAGATCATAAGAGATCAGGTAAGAGACTAGAACGTTATGGTAATCCTCATGGATCTCTTGCACTTGGCGGTGGTATCCAAAGAGATAGAAGAGCAGACCATGCAGAAAGAAGAGGTAAGAAGACTAAGGGTATGAAGAAAGAGGACTGGAGATCAGACCTTCAATACATTGAAGAGATATCTCCCTATGCTGAACCTAGAAAGGCAGGGAAAAAGGATGAGAAGATCAAGGAAGGTAATGTAAAAAATAAAATTACAATCAATCCCACTGTTACTGTTGAGTCTCAACAGATCGATGAAAATCCTTTAGCGATAGGTGCTGCACTAGGTATTGCTGCCGGTGGTGGTTATATTGCCAATAGATTGAGACAGCAGAAAAAGAAAATTGATCAGGGTCAAACTGTAAGTGGGATAGCAGGTGCATTTCAGAAAAAAAATCAGACTCTACAGCAACTTCAGAATAATTCACACAAACCAGAAGGTGAAATACTATCAGATGAAAATGTGATAGACAAACTGAAGAATCTTGTGAAGACAGGTTTCAAAAATAGACAGAAACAAATTGAAAAAGGATCACAAACTACTACTGGTGCTGCAAGTCAAATGCTGCAGATGAATAGTCATGAACCAGAAGGTCAGGTAGTTGAAGATGCTAAGATGGCAAGGCAAAGTGATGATGCTCTATCAGCAGCACATAAGAAGTTCAGTAGTATGGATCAAACATCCCCTGCTAACAAGTTTATGTTGAAGAGAATCACCAAGGAGATGAATAGGAGAAAAAAAAAAGTTAACGAAGATCTAAATCGTAATCAAAAACCCTTCTATCAAAAGAAATATACCACCGGTGGATATAAAACCGTGGGTACTAACAAGAGAATGAACTCTTCTTCTGATCGTAAGAAGGCAGGGACTGTTGACTCCAAAGCATCTCATAGAAGTCAGATGAAGGACTTTGCTGATGCAGGTATCATCAAGAAAGGTAAATCTGGTGGTGGTTTGAAAAAAGGACTGGCATCACTGAAGAAAGAGTCTCTTTTAGATCAAGTTGCTAGTGCATATGTGGACGAAGCAACTCGTATGAAGAAGGAGATGGGATATGATAAGGGTGGTACAAAGAAACCCAAGGGTCCTAAAACTAAGGATGCTGCACTTGATGCTGTAAAGAAATCAATCACTGCTAAGTATGGTAAGGGAGCGATCATGAGAAGTGGTAGCAACCAACCTAAGAAAGTCAAAGGTGCAAAAACCAGTGGTGTTGGTAAGTTCAAGATGATGGCAGACAAGAAGAAGGAGACTGCTGCAGACGCTAAGAAGCGTGGGTTCAAGAACACTCAGGATTATGTAAACACCATGGCAAGGTATGGTGGTAAAGATAATTACGACAAAGGTAAAGGACTAGGCACATAGTGCATATATAGGAAGGATCCAACATTATTTTTATTATCATGTTATCATTCCTATTACCTTTAGCATCAAAGATCATCTCTGATGCAGTGGATAAAATACCTGATGATGCAGAATTAGGTGAGAAACTCATCGATATCTGCCTCAAAATTATAGGTAAAGCGGTAAAACTTACCAAAACAGATGCTGACGACAAGTTGTTTGCTCAAGTAGAGAAAGCAATCAAGTCTAGGTAGCACTACTATACAGATACCACGGGTCACCCGTGGTATTTTTATAAATATTCAAAGACAAAATTATTAGAAGTAAAAAAAATGGCTCTTTGGGGAACAAGCGATTCAGACGAATCAAAACCTAAGAATTTAACAACTGCTGAGAAGAAAGAAGTATACGCTACCTCTAGTGGTTGGGTTCGTGAAGCAGGATCTGCACTATCTGGTAACGGTAATACAAATGCCGATCCAGAAG